CGAGTCTTGTCATCCCGACAAAAACAAAGTTAAGCGATTGATTATTTGATACTTCCGTATGGTCGGGGGTGTTGAGGTCGGCGAAAAGTCGGTGAAGCTTGATTTTAGTTTAATACTAATTGTTCAATGGGGTATTTCAAACAAAGTTTAGAAATGCCTAAAAAAAGTTTTCCTTATCAGAGTGGAGCAACAGTTATCAATGAGATAATTGGATGGAAAATTCCGAAGTTTCATCAGGCTTCGGAATGTTATGTTTCTCTTTCAGCCTTTGACCCTGCAAGGGGTAAGTTTCATATTAAGAAGTTTATGCTTGGTCATATTAAAGGTAAGCGTAGTCAGCGTATATTCGGCGAAGCTCTTATCAAAAGACTCACAGAAAAACTGCTGCAGAGATGGAATCCTTGGGTGGAGATAGAACAGCCTTTAGCATATTCTTCTTTCGATGATGTATGTAGGAAATATGAGGAATATTTATGGAAACTATTGAAAGAGCATAATATGAGAGAAGAGTCAGTGGTATCTTATATGAGTAGACTGAGGGTATTGAAGGAGTGGAAGGAAAAAGAGAAAGTAAACCTATTTTATTCTTATCAGTTTGACCATCGAATGGTGGGTCAGTTTTTGGATTATGTTTTTATAGATAGGAATAATACACTTCGTACGAGGAATAATTATTTATCTTGGTTAAAGACGTTTTGTAAGTATTTGGTGGAGCGTGGTTATGTTCCGAATGACCCTACTAAGAGTTATTCCGTGGTAAAGCGTAGGGAACAGATAAAGAATCGTGATGTAATTCCTAATGAAGTGTTAACCATAATACATTCTTGGTTATGGGAGCATAATAGGCATTATTTGTTGGCTTGTTATATGTTACATTATCTTTTTATTCGTCCTCGTGAGATGAGTTATATAAAGGTGGAGGACTTTAGTGTTAAACGGAAGACTTTGTTTTTACATGGTAACATAACAAAAAATCATCACGATGCAGTGCTTACAGTTCCTGATCATGTGTTACGACTGATGATTGATTTGAAAGTGTTTAATAATCCAGGAAGTTATTATTTGTTTGGTGATGATTTTATGCCTGGTGCGGAGCGTAGGAACGAGAAGTGTTTTAGAGATTATTGGAGTCGAGTGCTGCGTAAGGAGTTAAATCTTAGCGACCGTTATAAGTTATATTCACTCAAAGATACTGGTATAACGAATATGCTTCATGCGAACACAGATATTTTGACAGTGCGTGATCAGGCACGTCATTCTTCGATATTAATAACTGACATTTATACGCCAAAGGATATTAAGGAGGCTAATAAGTTGTTGCTAAGTTATAAAGGAGTGCTGTAACCTATTTAATATTAAAAAAAATAGAATGGCATATATTACCGTCCTACTATCCATCTTTCCTACAAATTATTAAACAAACGCACTCCATGCATAACTAAGGCAAAAAGAGCATACTCTTAGCCATGCGAGGAATGCAGTAAGAGGATATGGGGGCTTAATCCATCATCTTCTGCCACCCACCAAACCATATATGGTTCACCGCATCGTAGACGAATTGGTGTATGCTTGGATTAGATATAACGCATCTTGTTTCATAACGCTTTTCCTTCGCAATACGATCAACTCCTTGGCAATGTAAAGCTAATGTACAGCCTAAGTTCGGAACGATGTAAAACACTTGCCCATCTTCACAGTCTGAAGGTAGATACCAATTAAGATAGCCAGTTGTTGCGGTGTTGACAAGGAAAGTATCCATTTTGTCGATGTAATACGTTCTTGCGCCAATACGGGCAACTTTTAGCCTGAATCCTTTGATAGTGCCAGCAGATATATATAGAGCAATGTTGTTATTTTCTGTTTCAAATCCTGACCCTTTCGAAGATAAGTATAATGCTATGTTATTATGGACATCATTATAACCGTTAGTTTCTTTAATATTATATTCAAACCGTGCGACTCCTCGTAACATAGATGTTGCAGGCAGAGCATCTCCTAAAGAAACATACTGTCCTTTATCATGATCACCCAGCCATATACTAGGAATAGTCCACCCTGAAAATATACTTGGTTCACCGTGTAATTTATAATCCCTTATATCAAGTCCCCCAATACGACCTTTATCAGCTTCAATTGTTCCTTTCACGTTAACATTCTCAAACGTGGCATTCTCTGCATCAATGGTTTGCGCCTTGACACCCTCTGCGACAATCTTCTTGGCATCTATAAAGTTGGCATTGAGCTTTCCATTCTCAAATAAAGATGCTTCTTTATCGTTATTGGTAACTTTCACCTTGTTACCCATTAAATTAACACTATCAGATGTTATCTCTATCCCAGCTTTCTTTAGTCCGTCTGTAACAAACAACCTAATTTTATCAGATAACATCTTAAACATAGAGTAAGCCTTACTTAGCAACGAACCATCCTCTTTCACTGCAGTATCTGATACTATCGCTTCGATAGCCTTTTCATTAGCTTCAAACTTAGCATCATACACGTGGTTAGCATTCACGTTGAAAGCTACACTACCTACACGAGCGTTACCCTTGTAAGTAGCCGTAATGTCCACTCTACCACTATATGCGCCCTTGATAACGCTTGTAATAGTTAGCACACCATTAGCAAGTGTAGCCGTACAATTCACAGGCGTTATATTGTACTTCTCGGCTGTTACCTCTGTCTGTCCGTCATACAAGCCCACCTTAGCCGTGTTCGCTGATAATACCTTTGTGAGAATTGCTCCGCTCTCATCGGTATCAAAGACTAGCTGACTAGGAACAACAGCTAAGGTAAGGGCGGGCGTACCGTCCTTACCGTGAATATTCTTTCTAACCGAGAATGTCTTTTGTGCTAATACCATACGCTAGTCCTCCCCCTCGGTTAGTTTAGTTCCACCGTGAAAGCCTGCGTACCGCTCAACAAGTCAGCGTATGCAATTGCCAGCTCATAGCGTGCCTGTTGTGCGTTGAGTGTACACTCTTTTTTACCTTGTTTTCCCCACGTGGTATCCATAGCGTTGTTGGCAGCAAATCGCCACACGAACATCTTATGCGCCTGAAGAAAAGCAGCATTCGTAACGTAGGTAGCACCCTGACGGATTTTAAACCAATGTGCCAATGTGCCGCCTGTATCCACGCTGTCGCCATTTGGCTGAAATACATCTATCTCGTAAGGGTCGCTACCGTCATAGAGCGTACCAAAAGCAAACACTTCCTTTTGCGCTGTGGCACTACCCGCATCGGTGTCTTTGATAATACACTTAAAGATACCCACGTTGGTAACGGCGGATGCAGGAACGGTGATTTCATTAGTCGTAAAATTGGTGATACCTTGTGCCGTGCTTGCATTCAGTTCCACCCACGAACCACCTCTCAACATCATCCACTTGTAGGTAACATCTGTCTTATCAATATCGCCACCACGCATAAGATCACAGTGCAGCTTCAATGATGCTGTCGAGTTATCGAACGTGTCGCCTTGTGGCATATACATACTTGCAAGAATGTTCATACCCGCATTCTCCACCTTGGTAATATCAATAGATGCCGTTATAGGTGCGGTTATCTTACTCGTTGGATCGGTATAAGTCGCTTCACAAGTTATCTTCAAGCCTGTACAATCGGTGAGGTTGGTAGCTAACTTCTTAGCCGAACTACTTGAAACATCCACTAGCTTTGTAGCCGATGCCGTACCGTCCTGCTTTGTTAATTTCCACTTAAACCCGCTAACATTAGCGATTTGATCGCCCGTAAGTCCACTTACTAGCAACATCGGTGTAATGGTAAGATTCTGCTTTGTGTAGTCGGGCGCAAAACTCTTTGTGTCGCGCGAAAAAATCTGTGTTAAAGCCTTATCTACCTTTAGCGTAAAGGTGAGTGTCTTACCATTGATAATCTTTTTGACCGTAAAGGTCTTTTGTGCTAATACATTTGCCATTGTTTCTATTTTTTTTTATTAAAAAGTTCTACTTGCTAATACATCGTTACCGTCGGCACTTAAAAACGCACAGATAAACGAGGTATCCCCCTTTAAGTCATCGTAAGTCACCGATAGCGTATCACCTATATTCTCGTGCGCCCCATTCCAAGCCGTATCACCAGCCGAATACTCGCTTACACGTGTCCAACGAAAGCGAGTAGTAGGCAGCGTGTCTGTTGTCTCAATATCATTCTCCCATACGTGCAGCTCAAAGGTAGCCCTCCAATCCGTCTGTCCCTCCGTAAAAGCTGCACTACCAGCCGAGGAGAAACCCTCCACCCTTAGCCCACTGCCACCCTTAGCAGCATAGATACCCCATGCTGCAGATTGATCGCTAGGTTCATCAGTTGTATCCATGAGACATATCCTTGTACTTCCGTTATAGGTATAAGTCTCATATCGGTGTGCTTTCGTTCCAGGCTTCCAATCGCCCATATATAGCACATTAGGCACTTCCGCACCACTCTCGCTAATCCATTTCAATCTATTAGAGCGTAAGAACACTTGCCCAGCACTTAGATAAAATACGGCATTATCGGCAATGGAGTAATTGAAACTAGAGATAGCCCTATATCCCGCACTGACAGGAGAACCACCGCTAGTGGTCTGCATAATCACATTCATACGATTGGCAGTAGTAGCCGTATCTATGCCGTGTGCAAGATCCCATGCTGCATTATGCCCGAACTGCACCACGCTATCGCCAGCTTGTGGCGCATCTGTGCGCTTATCGTCATAGTAAGGTGCTTCGTTAGAAAGAATAATATAAGCTTCTTCGCTGTCGGTCTTATCCTTAACATCGGCTACCACACGCCAATAAGTGCGATTAGCAGCATCTTTCGTCAATCCTTGGCGAAGATTAGAAGTTTGGCAGAAAGCCTGATCACCGGCAGCCCAAGTATTAAATATTTGTGTAGTGCCGTCATCTGTTTTGAGGTGGCACTTCCACGCTACCACCTTACCTTCAGTAAGTATTGGGATAGCATCTAGCAATACGCTAGCAGCATTGCTCTGCATCTGATCGCCACTAATACCAATCATACGCCTAACCTCCAACTCGTGGAAAGCAGCTCTCACCATTGCTTCAAAGAAATCTACTTGTATATGGCTTTTGCCCATGTGGTCTAACCACAACCTCCAACCAGCCCCACCTATACCTTCAGAGAAAGCATTACTCCCAAGACTGCCATGAACGGTAAGATTTCCTCCAATGGTAAGGTCGTGGCTAGTAGAGTCGTTGCGGTCTTTTCTCAGGATAGCATCCCAATCGGTGCTTTTCGGAGCAAGGTTGTTAGCTATCGTAGCCTTATCCGCCATTCCCGCTGCTATTTTCTCCGTTCCTAAAAGAAGATATTTTCCAAACCTATTCAGCGCATCAAGCACAGAGATATTGGTATGCGTATGACCAAAAGCTCCATCTCCCTTATATGCCGCAGTTATGGTCTCTTTGAGAAATGCAATAATAGCATCCGCGGTTGTTACCCCCCATGACTCAGCATAAGGGTTCTGCACGGGGAAGAGTGCCCCACCACTCAGTTGTAGCTTTTGGAACTCAACTAAGCGTGGGGCGATGGTAAAAGACCCAACATCGGGTACTTTAATATTGAGTTCAGAAAGTGTCTCAGAGAGCGGATTGCGTGGTAGGTTGAGATAAGGTCTGGCATCAGCATACTTATAAGTGAAACTATAGCTAGACGGTAGTTCCTTCACTTCATAATTGACATCGCTCTCCGTTACTACAATGCGCCGTATATACGCATTAACATAGATATACTTGCCCAGCGACGGAAAGAAATCAAGTAACCACTGCCGTTCCTGCTTAGATAGTAATCCTGTATTTTTCTTAAATTCCCTCGCCGTATCAACACGATATTCCAGCGCATCGTTCTCTATCTCCGCAATATTATGCGTATGCTTTGCCGTATTTTCAGCATCGCCATAAGCACGGAACGTATCAATACCCCCGAGCGAGTTTTCAAACAAGATCCACTGTTCCTGTTCGCTCTTGATATCAGAAGCATAGTACCGCTGCTTATAGGTGAGCCTGACACCCATGGTATTTTCTATCCAAACATCATAAAACGATGGCATCTTTTTAATTTTCTCCGCAATGATAGCATACTGTACGGGGATTGTCCACACACTGTCTTTAGGGAGATTAGCCAATAGCAAGTCGGTAGTACCGTACTGCCCATTGTTGTCAACAAAGGCTTGACACTTAGCCACCACATCTTCGGTGGCATAATAAGTTAAGAATTCAGGTGTATAATAAGTAACGGGCTTTATGGATGGTTGCCATGTAAGAAAGTTCTCTTTCAGGAAATTGGTAGGCGAGTCAGCCAAATGGTCGACCCCTGCCCTCATAACCCTAAATGTATAAACGAGTTTATTCTCCAGATCATCCTTTTCCGCTATTTCTACCTTAAACGAACGTGCTATGAGTTCCTGCTTATACGGTTCTTTCTCCTCTTTAAGTATGAAAGTTAATAGCGGAGCAATAATTTTTTCGACATCAATATCCACCCTATTCTTCTTATTGGGCGTATAAGCATGCTGCACGACTATAGAGTCTCCCTGCTCAAGCCTTAATACAAAGGAAATTTCTTTATTCGTCGCAATAACGAAGTGATTGATATTGCCAGTGAATGACAAGCTATCAGGTCTTAATATAATATCCATAAACGAAGATATGTGAAAGTATTAAGCACAAAAATAATTACAAGCACACAGAAGAGAAAGGACATACTCTCTTATTATGGCAAAGCTACCTAGTCACAATTAGGCACAAGCTCCAACCATACTGTAGTGCGTGTAAACTCCCATTCCGAGTGATGCCAGAAAGAGCTATCCCTAAGCATTTTCGAGGTGAAGGAGGTTTGTAACCCATATTTTTTCCCCACGAACTCCTTAGACGGTAATGGGGGATAAATTGTAACGAAGGTGCGATCCTTATCTATCCCCGAAGTCTCGTAAGCCTCTCTTGATACCTGCTCCTGCGTTACTTTAGGCACCCACTTGTATTCAGCCACCATATTAACAAGAATATCCTGTATTTTTGGAGATTCGGTAATGGGTTCCATTAATGATATGGTCTTAAACTCCGACTCAATGGGTTCGTTCTTCCCACCGAGTGTAAATTTTAGCTTATTAAAAAAGAGCGGTGTACCTCTGATAACTACCTTAGCCACAGCGGGTAAGTTTTGCTTCTGCGATAACGACAGTAACAATTTCACCTTCATATCGTGTAACGAATTGCGAAGCATGAGATCGTAAGGACGATAAAACTTCTCGTAGATACCATCGGGACCGTTATAATAGAGTGCGTAATCGAATAATTTAATATGATTATCACCATAAGCCACCCAATAGGGCGAAATGGTACCTTTAGTTAGGCTAAGATCATAATAAGTGAAAGCCAGCATTGTATTTTGCTTCACCGGCTTTTCGGATGTCTCCTCCTTATCGCTCCCTGTAACTACCATTTTCGAGTTAACCGCAATGTAATTCCCCACATACAAGAGTTTTCCCAATTCGGTAGTACGCTCCTCCCCCTGCACGTTTGTTTTAACTGTTAACATTCTAAACTCAGGGATGAGTTCTGGTATCTTTATTTCCTTTGGCTCTAAATGTTCACCTGTATTATAGTCTTGTGCCGCTTCCCCAATTTTCGTGATGACCTCATACGCGCCCGAGAAGCCCACCTTATAGAAAGTACCCTCTGCGGGATTGAACAATGCGCCAGGGTTGGCATAATACATACTCTTTAGGTCATCGTAAGAATCAGTAGACTCGGCATCGAGCTTATCAGCAGCTTGCAGGATAATTCTTTGGTAATCCTTTTCCGACTTATAGATAACTGTAGGTTCTTCTGTAACACAGTCCGTAAGATCCTCTGAAGGCACGTTCTGGAGAGCCTCCCTTAAAAATACTACCTTTACCTCACGGCTTCCCTCATCGGCAGAGAACTCACAGCAGAACTTCTTGCGAAAAACATCTAAAAAATCGGTACAAGTTACATCAGGTACAAGGTCAGCCACTTTTATTTTACCATTGACCAAAACATCGATAACATTATTAAGTACTGCCATATTATCAAAAGGCTCGGTAATAGAAAAGAAATTGTCTTGCAACGTGTATCCAAAATACTTGAAGATACGTTGTAGCAGATAATTAGCACGAATAAAGGGCGATATGTAGTAACCAGGCTTTAACCTAATGGGGATATTGTTGACATATTCCGTACGCTCTACAGCATTATAGAAGTCGCAAAACGGTCCACCCACATGAGGAATGAAAGCATAAACAGGGGCTCCTTTTTCCTCTTTTATTTTAAAACCTTCGGTTAGCACAAGTCGCGGCTCGTACTGTACAGCTCCTTCCCGTCCAAAAGCATTAATGATTTTGTAATTATAAGCGTTAGCACCTCCAGAGTCGTCGGTAACGAGGATGGGGAAAATGGTAAACTTATCGTTGGTATTATCGAGGAGCTTACGACAGAACTCTATGCCCTGCTCCACGGTATTAACCCCAGGAATAAACTCACCTTTAAATACCTCCTTGAGCTTAATGTTTTGTATCTTCGAGTAAAAAGAACCATTATTGATGTAAAAAGACGTAGCAATATTGCCCTTATATTGTGCCGATAGTACCATTTGTCGGCATTGTGCAAAGTATTCCCCATCTTGGATAGTTACATCAATGAGTTGTGCTTTTCGCCTTTGTGCCAGCGTATCGGGAAAATTGAGCAATCGCCTGTTGTGATCAGAGGCAGGAAGCTCCAGCGGAGTTGATTGCTCGCCATAGTCATTGAAGAACGGATTGGTACGTTCAATTTGTATTTGGGTATCAGGCTTGAGGTTGTAGTCCTCGCCCTTTTCGAGATTCGTTATTCTCATGATTTACTTCCGTATTTACGCGCTTTATCGCGCAGTTGTTGTTTCTGTTCAAGCTCGTTTAGTGCCACGCTAGCAGCGATGCCGTTGGTGGAGATATTATCGAGGACATCAGTAAGGCGTTTGATGAGCGAGTCCTTAAAGGAGTCCTGGACAATACCACGCACATCATTGGTGGTGGGAATAATGTGTCCCCCCGAGGCACGCCCCGAGGCTTGCTGTATGAGGAACTTATTCATATCGAGGGTGCGTATCTTACCTGCACGCTGGGCGCGGTCGATAATGTCGATGATAGGGGCTACGGTAGGGTTCTCGACGGCTGCATTCGATGCCACCCACTCCTTGCTATGACCATAGCCACCCTCGCCAACGATGACCGTAGGCTTGTTGATAAACCCTCGGCGATCGGGGTCGTAGGCAGCGTGGAAGAGCTTGCCATCCTGCTCTCGCTCAATGTCTATGCTACCGCCCGACTCCAAACCAGTGGCGACACGTGCGCCCGAAGCAGAGGCTGAGCCACCAGCACCATTCAAACTCATTCGCTTCACTTTCTGACGTTCGGCGTTGGCTGCTGCAAGCTGTGCCACACCAGTGACACCCATCAGGGCTGCTGCGATAGGACCAGCGATAGGACCGAGTTCACCAAGAGCCTTCATAATGGAAACAGCCGTATCGGCAATAATCTGTGATGCCTTGATGGCAAAGTTCACATCGGCATACTTCTTCTGTATCTTCAGCTTTTCATTGGCTTTTTTCTTTTCTATCTCAGTAGTGTCTTCACCAGCATTCTTCGCAGCTTCTATCTCGGCATCGTACTTGGCATCGACATTCGCCATCTCGGCATCCTGAAGCGCCTTGCCCGCTCCACTGGCAAGACCTGCATAGTAGTCGAAAGCCTCCTTTGCTTTCTGTATCTTGAGGTTCTTGACGGCTTCCTCGTATTCCTGCTGTGAGATTTCCTTGTTCTGCAAATGGAGCTGGAGCATCTCAAACTCGGCGTTATAGAGTTCCTGCTGGGTAGCAAGTCCGTACTGCTGGCGTATCTGTAGGCGATGCTCCTCTGCCTCTCGGTCGAGGTTAGCAAGGGCTTGTTGATGCTCTTGTTCCGTAAGTAATCCTTTTGCGTGGTCGTCATTTATCTTCTGTTGGCGTGCCGCAAGCTGGTCCTCGAAAGTGTCAAGACCATATTCTTGGCGAGCCTGTGCCTTTTGCTGCTCAAACTCTTTTATCTTGGCGAGTTGCTTATCATTGTACTCCGACAAGATATTGAGGCGAGCCTGCTGGTAGGCAGCGTCAACGGCAGACTCGTCCTCTCCGCTTTGCTGCGCCAGCTGTAAAGCCGTGTCATAGAGCCCACGGAGGACTTCGAGTATGGCATCGCGTTCCTGTTTCAGGGTTAAGGTTTGCTGAACCTTGCCCTGGTCTATGAGCTGCGTCATTACGGCTTGATACTTCTCTTCGGCAGCGATGCGTGTCTCTTCAAGTTTCTGCTGGGCTTGGGCAACGTTCTTACTCTGACCCGTTTCGAGTTCCTTCTTCTTGGCGGCATCCTTGAAAGCCATCTGCGTAGACTTGGTGTAATAGTTCTGCTCAATAGTAAGGAGGTTGGTGGCGTGCTGCGTGTTGAGCGCAGAGATATAGACGTCGTATTGCTCCTGTGATATTTTCTTCTGGGCAAGCGACATATTGAGGTTGTTTACATCCTTTTGATAAGTGGCATTGGCTGCGTCGAGCGAACTTTGTCGGGATTTTGAAAAATTACGGGATGCTATATCATCGGGGTCTTTCTCCTTTTTCTCTTTCTTTACTTTTTCAGCCTTAGATGAGTTAGGTTTTTCTTTCTCTATTATTTTTTCTTCTAAGTCGATTTGTTGTTGCTTCGCTAACTTGCGTATGGCTTCAATACGGGCATTGCCATCCGATATATATTTCGTTTCTTCTTCTATACGTTTATCATTATAAAGAACTAACTTTTGGAAAGCCAAAATTTGATCTTCCGTATCTCTACTTATTTCTTGAATGAGTTTACCTGTTTTCTTATCAAAGATACCTTGCTTCATAGTAACATTTCCACCTCGACTGGCATGAATATCAAAAGTGCGAATCTCACGATCGTCATTCATGCCTAAAGCACGGAGCTTGTTAATGGCGTAGTTACGATTTCCTTTTCTGTTTTCAAGTAGCAGATTGTGATTTAGCTGATTACCAGTAATGCTCCCAATCTTACCTATCATAGCTTGTGCCATAGCTGCTTTCATAAGGTTCTTTGTATAGTCCTTGATGGCAGAGGTATTATTGTTTATCAATTTTCCCTCTGTTGTGAGCTGTGCATGATAGGATGGGATAATCCTCTTTAATTCGTCCAAAGCCTTAATTCGCTTTGCATTTGTTTCTGTGTTATCATTAATCGTCTTTGTGAGCATATCAATCTTCGACTTCTGTGATGTTACTGAGTCGTTAACAGCCCTCTTGATAGAAAGCTGGTCGGAAACAATTTGTTTTGATACGTTACTGGACATAGAAGCAAGACGTTTTTGTGTTTCCTCTAAACGCTTTGTTATTACATCTGCTTTCGATGTTCGGGCTATATAAGTACCGATAGCAACAGCTGCAGCAGCAATAGCTGTGGCAAGTAGCATCATTACGTTAGCCTTACAGGTAGCATTAAACAGGCGTATGGCAGCATTGGCGCGTGTAGTAGAACTGGTAATGGCAATAAAAAGGAGTTGTAAACCTTTAAAAGTACTTGTAATGGTTGCCCATCCAGCAACGATAGCTTTTGAAAGAGCCATGTTTGAAATGAATGCCTTGAAGCTGGTATTCAATGCTGTCATAGACACAACAAGGCCAACCATAGCAACAGTGAGGGATATAGTAGCGGTGCGATGCTGGGCAAAGAACTTGATAATATCGAGCAGCCCTATCTTAATTCTACCATAAACTCCTTCTACAAGCTCGTCATATTCCAATAAAGCCTTACCCACCTCATATTGTTTGTTTTGTAGGCGTACAGCTGCCTGTGCTGCACGGTCGGCGGCAGAAATATATCTGGGGCCAGCTTCCGACAAAGACTTCTCTACAATAGAAGCTACTCCACGCATAAAGTCTCCTGTTTCTTTGGTCTTTTCGCTGATTTCGGCAGCAGAAAGTCCAAGGTTGTCAAGAATTATGGGAGACTGGCGACCAAGACCTGTAACGAGGGAGTCTACCATATAATCCAGAGACTGACCCGTCTGTTGGGCTTTAAGCTGGGCGAAGGATAAGTACTTGCCAAGGTCTTCGAGTGGGATGCGGAAGTCCTTGGCCTTGACAGCAGCCTTCATTAGCTCTATATCTCCAACGGTTCCCTTGGTGGCGGTACGGAGTTGGTTTAATAATTCTGGGTTTCCAAACTGGCTAAAGGCATGAGTAATACCATCGGCAGAACGAGCCATCTCTACACCCTCGTTGGTAAGTTCTCGCACAGAATCACGTAATTCTCCCAGTTTACTACCGAACAATTCCAAAGCCTTATAGCCCACTTGACCGTAAAAGAAGTTATTAACTCCATCGCTTGCAGCCAATTCGGTAAACGACTTGGCATTTTGTCGAAGTTCAGCTATTCTACCATTGACATGGCTTAACTGATCCTCCAGTTTTTTATACTCTCCTGGATTGAGGGATTTAGAAACATTGTCGAGCTCGCGCTGGAGTTCCTTCGACTGTTTACGAAGCTGAGACATCGTCATAGTGGTTACATCAAGGGAACTACGGAGCTTTCTCATTTTATCCTCGTTATCCTTGATTTGCTTGCTATAGGACTTGCACTCTTCGCTTAACCTTTTATACTGTGCAGAGTTTTTTTGCCCTGTAGCCTCCAACTCTATCATTGTTTTGCGCCGTGCACTCTCCTCACGACGGAGTTGTGCCGTGGATTTACCAAGACTGTGAAGTTCCTGCTGTGCCTTGGAAGAATCGGCAGAGATAACGTATTTTATCTCATCCTCAGAAAGATGTTTTGATGCCATAATTATTTTGCTTTGAAATATGATTTGCTATCAGTGTCGAAAATATCCTTGAGTTCCTTGTTAATGCTTTTGCGCACTTCGTCCGTAAAACCAAAAGAAAGTTCGGGGAATGTCTCACGGTAAAGCACTCCCCATACAACACGGTTATAAAGAGCAAAGTTGCTGCGCTTATATTTTGCCACACGGTCCTTCCTGATGCGATAAGCCATATCAAGAAAACGAAGATAGGGAAGAACACGGACAAAGAATTTACGCTGAAAGCCTTGGCTTTCGGCTGAAAAGTTATGGGCAGAAAGAGAGGTGAGAAGACGCCCTGTGCGTAACTGAAAGTTGTTACGAACCACCTGCTCCTGTGTGGAATAAATTTTGTGTATGCCACGAGTGATGGTCTGATGAACAAACTGCTCGCGGATAAGAGTTTCTGTTACCATATTTACCTATATTATATAAGGCAAAGATAGTAACAGAATAGATAAGAAAAAAGGACAGGAATGTGTGACTATTCCTTTCCGAAGAGTAATAGGTAAACAGGTATACCAATCAATGGCGTAAGCAAAGATACCAATAGGAACCATGCTAACCGTATCATGAATATACGGTTCATAGGAATAGTAATAATCGCTATAATAGTAGATATAATAAATATCAGTTCCATATTACTTATGTTTAAGTAATGCAAATATAAATTTTTATTAGGAATAACGCAAGTTATTCTTCGAAAATCTCCGCCTCTATCGCCCTGAACAACTCAAGGACAACTTGCGGAACCATAGAGTTGCCGAGGGCTTTTATTGATTCCTGTCGCCATCTTGTGAAAGGAATGGTAAGACGAGATATATCAAAGGGTAGCCCATCATTTCCTCTACAAATAGGGGAGACAGTTGGGAAGTCCCTCCACCAATCTTGTGGGCAATCTGCTCCGCCAAGTTGCTCTGCGCCGCGTTCTTCTTGCGATGCGCCTTGAGGTTGTCCATCGTCATCATGGCACGCATCCCGTCGCTCGCCCTTGGGGTCAGCAGCCAGTCGCATTTGCGGAACACCTCGGGCAATCCCTTCTGCTTGGAGTTCACGCCCCTCTTCTTGAAGTCCTGGGCGCAGGGTGTCGGCAGGAGTTGAACCGTCCTTGCAAGACCGAGGCTGAAATTCGTTGTCGGGGTTACCTTGCGCAGAGTCCCTGAGGGTGTCTGTACTATTCTGTCGTTCTTGCCGAGGACTGCCCCCATCGTCGCATCTGCGGCACTCGGTGTCGGCAGTATGCCGTGAAAGTTGATGAAGTCCATCAGACCGTTGGGTCGTTGCTCGCCGTTGGCTCTGCTGCCCATCGTCTTCCCTCCCTTCTCCTTCAGTGCCTTGATGCGCTTGCTGTGTTGTATCTCCACCGCTAAGGGCGTGGGGAGAAGACCGAGGGAAAGGAACCTCTGTTTGCCGTCCTGGCACACCTTCAGCCCCTGTGTTACTGGCGTGGGAAGAATGTCGGAGTAGACTACTTGGCTCAGCAGACTGTTGTATTTCGTGCCGTTCTTGTAGCCGTTGCGTTTTGCCCTCGCTCTCATCGACGCAGGGTCTTCGCAGAACTCCCTCGTGCAGGGTGTCAATAGTAGGTGTGGGAACATTCCTTCTTGCGACGAACCACACTCGGTCTCGTTGGTGGGGCGCACCGACGGCACAAGCCGGAATAACAAACGGCTGGACGGAGTATCCTTCACGCTCAAGGTCTGAACAGACTGTTTCGACGACGAACTGCTGTTCTTTTTTGTAAATGTCGTCGTTCTCGTCAAAGAGAGAGGTTGTGCTTCCCACCTTAACCTCTTCGCTGGGCTGTACCATCGAGAGGATACCAGCAACGTTCTCACCAATGACGAAAGTGGGCTGTATCTGCCTGATGACTCGTAGCATCTCAGGCCAGAGGTAGCGGTCATCGTCCGCTCCAAGTCGCTGCCCTGCTGAGCTGAAAGGTTGGCAAGGGAAGCCTCCCGTGAGAATGTCAATTTGTCCTTGCCATTGTGAGAAGTCTGTTGTCTTAATGTTTTCATAATTGATGGAGTTTGGAAACCAGTAATTGAGGATTGTGTTGCAGAACTCGTTGATCTCGCAGTGAAAAACATTTTGCCACCCAAGCCATAAGGCTGCGAGTTCGGGTGCCCCAATACCGCTGAAGAGCGAAGCGTGTCTGATAATTTTTCTCATTCATTTTACTTGTTTGTTTGCCGATGGCAAATTTATGTACTTCTTTTTTTGTTGTAAAGGACACCTCGTCTCACGACGAAGTGCCCTGACAAACAAACATCCAAATGAATGGATGCTTTGACAAAAAAGAAAATTATCGCTCACGAAACATCCATTTAAAATCTAAGCCGTGCGCCCCGGGGCGGTTGCAGAAATTGAAACCTGCATCGATAAGGGCGGAGAACACTTGCTCGGGGCTTACCTTAGCAGAGGGGTCGATGCCACGAATGGCATCGACAACCTCGGTGGTGGAGAAGAAATGGGTGGCTTCGGCTGGTGCGGAAGCAGGACGGTAGGTAGTGGAGAGAGCTGCCACATAGATGCTGATGTCGGTAATGGGCTGCTCAGGGGTTTCTTTCTTATTACTCATTGTCTGAAGAATTTAGGGTTTGACGATTGTCGGCTTCGCCCGATGGGTCTACCGAGGTGAGGAACGTGTCGAAGTCCTTACGCAGTGAGCGCAGGGTGTCGAGGAAGGTGAGGGCGGTCTCGGGCTTGATGTTGCCGGCATCGCGCCACTGGTCGATAAGGAAGTCCTCGATGGCCTGAAGACGCTCGGTGCGCTCGTAGATATAACCAGGGTCGAGCATTGCTTCAAGGGTAGCGGTGGCTTCCTCGCTCAGATGAATAAGAGTAGTTTTCATTGTGCGCCTCCTTCCTTCTGCTTATCAGTCTGCGAAAAAACAAGATTGTAAATGGCATAGCTGGCAGTATCATCTTCAAACTCTACTCTTACAGTCGCATCGCCACTCATATAAGTTACATATACTGTGCCCTCAAAAGCCTCTAATCGCCCTTTTCTACTAAGGCTTGGAATTACTTTTCCTGCAACATCCCTTTGAACCAATGTTACCTCTTGTCCTTCTTCCATATTCATAACTACTTCCTTTGCCTTTTGGCTAAAGTAGAAGGTTGCTCTTTTTCCTCTATGCTCATATCTAAGTAAATAAGTATCTAAACTGGCAGCTATCTCTCGACCTTTTTTTTCAACTTCTTGTTTTGAAAAAACAACATCAAATTCTACTACCATTTTTTCCATATCAGGGAAACTCATTTTAATTTCCATCTCTGCTGTAGTTAATCCTTTCATTTTTCACCTCCTTTTTTATCTGTTTTGTTGATACGATAGACGAGCCAGCCTGCGCAGAGGGCGGAGGTGATGGCAACGAGTGGACGCTGCTCGACGGCGATGGCGGTGAGCATGAGGCACAAAGATACGGTATTGACACGAAGAACCAAACGACGGGTTACGGGGAACTCGGCGATACGGCTGTAAAACTCGCTCTTCTGGTCGAGCCAAAGGTTAATGGACTTGATTTTGCGCTGTATCGTAGCACGTACGTCGATAGGCTGCTGTTGCTTTGCAGAGCTCTCGAATTCGATTACTTGTTGCATATTGCACTCGGTTTTGACATTGCCCTGATCCGCAGGGTACGGATACAGAAAAAGCGGATGCTCTTCCTGTTCGTCAAAACCGAGATTTCTCCACAAGGGCTAAATCACATGGAAGGCATCCGCCAATATCGAAAGTCGTAGCCCTCGGGCTACAATATGGGCATAAAAATAAGCCCATCGAAATTTTAATAAGTTCGGGGCTTGATGTTCATCTCGCCCTTGTTTTGAGAACATTGTTCTCGGTTTTGACAATTGCAAAGATAGGTAGAAGTTTTGTAACTGCCAAAGATTTAATGAAAAAAATTACTCCAAGATGACAAAATCGTCTTCGTTTGGCTTTTCGTATGGAATATTGTATTCATCAAAGGTTTTGAGTAATTGAAATTCATTGAACACTTCTATTGGAAATCCCTGTCCTTGAAGATCTTTAATCTTTTCCTTCTTCTTAGGTCCTGCTGCGTTGCCCATTATAACTATATTAGTGTGTTTGCTAATTGCAGTATTAATATCTGCACCATATAGTCTTAAGAGCTTACCGAGAACATCACGCTTTGGAAAAGCATCAAACTGTCCTGTGATAACAATTTTCTTACCACAGAAAGGAGTATTAGGATTATCAACTTCATCTACACTAAGTGGTTTCAATGTATCAGAAGCTATGTGCCTCTTTTCCAACTCTGCAATAGATGGTGTTCTGACTCTCTTCATTGACATTTTTATTTCAACGCTTTGCCGTTCACGGATGCAAAAGTTAATAAAAGTGTTAATGTTTTCTTTACTTGAAAGATACCCTATAAGGTCTTCGTCAATAATAAGATTGTTAATTTCCATAAGCGTATATTTGATTACCCAACAAAGGTATAAAAATAAATTAACGTGGCGCAATAATTCTTGCGCCACGCAACAAAAAAGCCCTCCTGCTTGATGCAAGAGGGCTACTATGCGCCACCAGCCTGATGGCGACTTCGTGTTCAAATCGGCTATATAGTAGCAGCCGGGGCTGGTTATTGCTGCTTACTTTTTTATAAGATCTACTTATAGATATTTAAATTAGATTAGTCCAAACCTTTTTAGTTCACGAGGTACAGCATTTGGATAGCTGCACACAGTGCAACGAATTAATTCAAAATCGGATATATTGAGAGTTCCTATTTTTTCACCTTTCATTAGATGCGTTGAAGTAGCTGAAAATATTTTAGTGCAATTCAAAAACGAATCGTGTGAAAGGAAGGGATAAGCCTTAGCCGATATTGGCATGTGATAATCTTTTATAAGAGTAGGGAGATTTTGATTAATTTTAGAATTAAAGAGAATGCCTCCATAAACATTACCTTGCTCATCAAAGCCTAAGACTACAAAGAACTTCTTGCGTGTGTCGTATCCATTTTTAGGTATTATTCCATCTGCTTTTGATAACTCTATTCTGTAGACATCGCCCAATCGAACTTCATCGCTCACAGCTTCATCAGTAAGTGTCTGAGGTATATCCATTATGATAAAGCCTTTTGGATGAATTCTTGTTCGTTAATGTAGTCTACAAAGCCGTCATTTGCTCCGCCAGCTTTAGCAATGTCGCTAATACTCATAACACAACAGTTGTTTGTAGCCTGCCATGCACTATCGTGCGATTTATCTACCAACTCGCCAAAAGAGAGACCTTTGTTTTCAGCAATTGATTCTTTAAGGCTTTCTATATCGGCAGGGGAGAGATAATCCATGTTTGCTTCTCTTTTTGGCAAAAGCGTGTTAGAGGCATCTTTGCCAGCAAACTCAATAGCTTCTGTAAAAAGTGGAATTAGCTCTTTCGCATAATGTTCATTCTTACAAACAGCACTATAGAGTTTTGTTGGAACTGGTCCGTATTCCATCGCTACAAAATCATCTGCAACGATACGACTTCCCCATTTGCATAAATGTTTCTGTTGTGCGAAATATAAGATTTTGAAAATGTGATAATAATCCAGCCCTTTGGTAGCATTGATAATATACAATACTACTTCTATTAGTTTCTCTTTATCAAATTGTGTCATACTATTGGTTGCTTTTAGTTTGGAGATTTAAAAACTCCCTTTAATAAGACCTTATTATTTATCAAGGGTAGCTCCTTAATTCTTGATACATGGTGTCGGTAATATTGTTGTCTTATCGTATAAAATCAGTGTAGTCTATAATTTCCAAGTGCAAAAGTAGGAATAATCAGCGAGATAAGCGACACTTAACGCAATTATTTTTGCGTGGGGCAAAAAAAGGCGAAAACTTTATTGCTTTCACCTTTTGCCTCATTATCTAATGTCTCTTTTTAGTTTTCCTTGCACTCATCTTTCTGTGCTTCTGAAAGATTATCTTTATCGGGATCTTTTCGTAGTACAAATATAGTTCCCACAGTGGCAATAATGGCGACCATTGAACCAGCCAGCCAATCGTGCCCATTCATGCCAAGAAAAACACTTCCAGCAAGGCATACTAACACTATAACGGCTCCAATGACCTGTCCGTACTTGCTTTCCTTAAGCCCTGCATCAACGATTTTTGTCTCGGTGTTTATTCTGTGTTCCAACTGTTTTTCCGCCATTCTCAAGATACGCTCAGGTGCATCAGGCAGCACTACTTTGTAGGCATTAAAGTCTTCGGGTGCGGGAAGAGGACCTCTGAAAGACTTATGCTCTTCCATTGCACAGATTGCTCTGGCTATGATTTGTCGTTTTTCCGGTTCAATGGATTCAAGAACTTTATTTAAGTTTACAATTTCTGCCTACTCGTTCTTGTCTATATTAGGCGTTTTTTCGGGCAGCACTTTTGCATTTTTATTATTTTGCTTCATAAGCCTTCATTGCTTTCCTAATATCATTGCCTATCGTACGCCAATCATTACGCATATCTTCTGTATTGCTGCCGAATATGTAGCCTCTGAATTTCATTGTCCCTAAAATATTTGTAAGCGAAATAACTCCGCTTCTATCATTCAATTGCTCACTGATGATATGAACAGATATCTTTCGGGATGGTTTATAAACTTTTATATTCATACACTTTAATAGTAATGACGACTATAATTACAGATGTGTTGAGCGTCAGTTTCTATAAATAAATGTCTCATTTATAATATGATGCGTAACGAGAAATCTTCAGGCTTCATATTGCGTAGTTTCTCCACCTGAGTGCGCTTGTTGGCTCTCAGTTCGTCAATAACCCTCCTTACCTCGGGAGTGGCATTGATAACGGTAACGGGAGTTTTCTTATAAGCCATAATTACGATAATACTATAAATGTTTCGGTGCAAATATAGAGATAATTAGCGTAAAAAACAAGACTTTACGCAATTATTTTTGCGTGGCGCAACTTTTTTTTAACGTTACGCAAATAATAAAAAGCCCCCTTGCTTGGTGCAAGAGGGCTAAGATGCGCCACCAGCCTGATGGCGACTTCGTGTTCAAATCGGCTATATAGTAGCAGCCGGGGCTGGAATATTATCGGCAGCTCGACGAATACGGTCGCTAAGGTCTACAAGCGCACCACGAAGTTGCTGTGCTTCTTCAGGTGTGAAACCTCCCACACCACCGTTGCCGTCAATGCCATACATCTTATGCTGAAACCAAGGCACAGACTTCTCGAAGTAAGTGCGTGAGATTTCACGCCATGACACACTAAGATATATATCACGCATACGGTTCTTCATATCGGTGATTTTGTCTGCTTTCTGTACTGCTATTTCCATAATCTTGTAATTTTAGTTTTATCTTTTAAGTGGTTCTCCCCGTAGGGAGAACCTTTTGTTTTACTCTTTTGGCATATCCGTTAGTCGGTCGAAGATGTCCTGTGCATAAATGAGGAGCTGTGGATAACCGTTTGGATAACTGTCGCAATAATTTCTGATTGCCTGAATGAGGTCTTGTTCTTCGGAGGTAACCTCCATTTTGATTTTTTCTTGTTTCATACTATATATTTATTTGAACAATACAAAGGTACTACTTTTTTGGATAGTAACCAAATTTCATACTATCTTTTTTGATAGTAAAATGTATTTTTAACATTTGAAGCAAAAAGCCCCCTTGCTTGGTGCAAGAGGGCTAAGATGCGCCACCAGCCCACGTGGCGACTTGGTGTTCAAATCGGTCAATATAGAAACCGAGGCTTAGTGTATGCCGTCAGCGGCTCGGCGGATGCGGTCGGCAAGGTCGGTAAGCGCACCACGAAGTATTAACTTCTCTGCCTCGCTAAACTCTGTGGGCTTCTTGTTGCCGTCGATGCCGTCAAGTTTGTGGTAGAGCCAAGAACCTGATTTGCCGAAATAACGCTTTGCGAGATCTGACCATGAGATGGAAATCAGCAAGTCGCTCATTTGGGCTTTCATTGTGTCCGCCTGTGTTCTCTTTAATGTCATTGTTGCCATAGTTGTATCCTTTCTTTAATAACCCCTCCTCCGAAGAGGAGAGGCATGTTTGTTTTAATCTTCGTTGCCTTCGAGCCATTCTACAAAGAGACGTTCAAGATAGTATCTTAACTCGGGGTCTCCGTTTGGATAACTCTTGCGGTAGTTACGCCCTGACTCAATCATATCGAACTCGATTTCTGTGAGTGCTAATTTTTTTGTTTTCATATTCTATATTTATTTTATTGAACAATACAAAGGTAATACTTTTATCCGTACTACGCAAATATTTCAGTACTTTTATTTGTACTGAAATAAAATTTTAACATTTGAAGCAAAAATCCGTAGCAGTTTGAGGGCTGCTACGGCTACAAAGAACGAGCGGTGGGTGGGGTTATTCTGCTACGACAAAACCGTGAGTTATGAGGTCGGCAAGGAAGGTTTTGGGGCTGACGGTGGAAACAAGGTAGCCCTCAAGTTCCTGAAGCCGGTGGGCAAAGCGCACCATATATTCTTCGTCCGTGCCTTGGCTGTCGAAACGGCTACCAGTGCGGAGCTGGTGGAGGAAGTCGGCTGGAGAGGTGGCGACGATGCGGTCGCCATCCTTCAGCCTGTAGGTTGTTGTCATACTGCTAATTTTTTTGTTCTCAATCTGAAGTAAAGTTTTTCGCTTTCGGTGAGGAAAGGAATATTCTGAAGGGCTGTGCCTGTCTGCACCTTGCCCTGCTTTGCAAAGGTAATCATTTTTGCGAGGAAATGAATCCAAGTAGACATCTTTGTGAAGTTTGTCGATCCCCCGTGCTGGCGGAACTCCACCGTGCGGTGGCGTGCGTAGGCTTCAAGGTTTACCTTGTGGTAGCGGCTGTGCCCGAACGCTGCCCGAAGGTCGCTGATGGTAGAAGCTCGGTTGATGGTTGCCTCGGTGATTGTGGTAAGCCCCTTGCAGTAATAGTTGTTGCGACGGCTGCGTGGCATAAAGTGGTCGATAACTCCCTCAAGGCGTTTGTAGGTGAGGATAAGGTTCTTCCAAGTCTGAAGGTCGAACTCGGCAGCGTTCATGTGAACGTGAAGTCCGCAGGAGTCGTTTACCTTTACGTCGCAGAGGTCGAGCACCCAGCATACCTTTTCGAGTTCCTCAAGTCCCTGCTCACCGTGGAGGATGGGGCTTACCAGTTCGAAGGTGTTATTGCCGTTAAGGCTGCTGTCGGTAACCAGTTTCCAATGGTCGGCGTGGTCCGTGTGGTTGTAGCCCTCTACCTGTACCCTGATGCCAGCAGCGGTAAGCTCGCGTGCAAGGCGTTCACGTGTGCAGTTGTAAGCCTCTATCTCAACACCGAAGTTGCGGTTGAAGGTGTAGTCGAGTTGGGGAAGAACCATGGCTGCTGCCTGTGCTGCGTTGGTGGTCAAGCCCTGCATCATACGCTTGTAAACGTTCTGCACGAAGCCGTAGTTGCCACCTGCGGCGAGGTCGGCTACCTGTCGGCGTGTAAGCCCGAGGGCAAGAAGTTTCTGAATCTTTGAGGTCTTTGTTCCGTTCTCGTTGAGAATGTTCTGAATTTGCTCGTTCATAATCTTTGTTTTTTTTTGAATGTTTCTTGTTTCTAATTGTACTGCTAAGGTAACACTATAAAGAAGAACGTGCAAGTACTATTCTGCTCATAATCAGCGTTTTAGAAGTAATTATCTAAGGATAAAAAACGATACAAAAAGGGGCTTGCGCATCGCTGCGAAAGCCCCGTTATCCTAAACAATCTTCTAACCTAAATAAGAATAACAACCAAAATGAAAAAGTAACTATTAAAACAAACTATATAAAAATATGAAAGAAAGAGTATACGTTTTTTTATTTCACTAACTGGTAATACCTAGCGTAGGTAAGCCGTGTGTGCGGATTACGGCTGATGATGTCGAGCCGTACCTGCTTGCAGCCAAAGCGAAAGAAGAGAAAACGTTTGGGGACACGGTGAACGATGATGTCGAGCGTGTCGGTAGATGTTATCGTACCGCTGAAGGTGCTGTCGGAGATGCTGCCTGTGAGTGATGTCCAAGGGTCGTGCCAAGTGAATTGAGAGTTGAGAATTGAAAGTTGAGACTTGTGCGTAGTGTCGGGCATGGTGATAAGGGGTGCAGTGATAGCAACGGTTGTGGCGGTGGCAACGGTGGCAGCCTCGGCGATGCGTGAGGGTTTGATACCTACCTTACGCGCTTGCTTTGTCAAGGTGTCACCACTTGCCTTAAACTCTGATGTACGTAACATAAGCGCAGGTGTGGAAGCGTGGCTTTTGCCGTCGGTGGTTTCTTTTATATCCGTGCTGTTATGGAGCAGAATGGTTTGGTTCTGCTTGATGCGGTCGCGGTCGGCTGCTGTGTCGAGGTATAGGCAGACGAAGAAGATGAGCGTAGCAAGGAGGACAAAGAACGCTCCACAGATAGCATAAATAATTGTAAATCGTTTTTCCATTGTCTCTTTTATTGACACATTTTACGAACAGAGGCTATCAAGGAGAGCATCTGCCGAAGATAGTCGGGAGAGGTGGCATACTTGCTTCCCTTATTATCACAGATGCGACGAGCGAACTCCTCGGCATTGTGGCGATAGGACCACGCATCGGCAAAGCCTGGCTTCTGCAATAGTCGTGAATGCTCGGCAAGACAGTCGGCAAGGGAGTCGAAGTCCTTAAAGAGACGATAGACGGTGTAATACCAGCGGTTTCCACATTTGCACTTGCATACTGACACGACACGCTCGGGAGCGACGAAGGTGCGGTTGGGGGTGTTGAAGTACTCGTGTGTCTTGATCAGAACGGTCTTGCCCGTCCATCGGCTGCCCTTAGTGATGCCGAAGAGGTTGTACTTGCCTACACGGGCTTTGCCCCAGCCACTCTCAAGAATAGCCTGGGCGGTAACGAACTCGGGGGCGATGTCGGTGGCTTTCTGAGCTGCCACATAGATGTTGCGTGCGAACTCACGCTGTGCTGCTGTAGCCATAATCAGTCTTTTTTGATGTATTCGCCCTTATCATTGAAGTCTTTCAGACGGCGGACGAATGAGGTTGGAAATATGGGATAGATAGCTTGGATGTTCTCGACGCACGAGAAACACTCACGCACCATCATAAACACGCAAAGATAGGTTCCTATCCACTGGGTAGCACCGACCACGCTACCATTCACCTTGAAATTGGCAAGTACGTTGGAGAGGATGAGTAGAAGAATGTAGATGGCAATCTTCTTACTGAACTTACCAAAGAATGCCTCGCTGGAGGCATCTTTGTGGAGAAAGTGCTTCCACACGCTAAGAATAGTGTCGATGATGATAGCGACTCCTATCCATTTGGCAAACTCCCAGTCCTGATAGAGATACTGCGAGAAGTCGGCTACTATGGTGAGTGGCAGAGAAACGATAGATATCATTGGTAGCTTTGTCATTGTTATCCAGCTTTAATTGTGATACAAAATTACATTACTGCATCCGCTTGGCAAAGGACCGACTGAGGTGGTGGGTGCCGAGCGCATCGGGGCTGATGCAGGAGAGCATAAGCGTCCATCCGACGGAGGAGAGTTCCGTGGCGACAAAGGGAATTATCTCCGCCTTATCAAGTTCGCCACGTGAGAGCCACTCGATATTGCCCTGCTCCGCATCGGCAAGCATCCAGGCGTGAACCCTTGAGAGCAGACGAAGTGTAGCGTTGGAGGCAAGCATATATTCGGCAGCGTCGGCACGGTTGGTCATCTTGTTGGCTACGGTGATGGCTATGCGCTGGGTAATTTGATAGGAGTTGTGACCGTCGGCAAGCATATTCAGTTCGCCGTAATCAACGAAGAGGAATGAACCTGCCAGCTTATCGATGCGCTGCTTCAGTTCGTCAAACGACTGACCGTAGACATAGTTGGCAATCTCGGGGATGCGCGACATATCGGGAAGATTATCGAGAGCTTCAGTAAGCTCGTTATAACCAGGGAAGTCGCTCGACCCATTAGTGAGGATGGCACGGATACCCTCCTTGGAGGGGTACTGTGCGAAATAGAGAAACTGGTCTTTAATCAT